GTCAGCCGGCGCGTGGCTGACTAAAAAATTGTGACAGCCATGATGCAATCAATTACCATTCAATGCGTGAATGGAATTTAATTAGAGGCTTGTTCCCTCGTGATTGATTGCATTTCTTTTTGCATGTGGGACATCCACTACTACCATGTGATGGTCTCATACCATGTGGGTCTATTGGTTGGTATGGGTCTATGGAGAGTGGTATTAGATGGTCAGCATCCGTGCTGCCAGAGTGGCCGCAGTGTATGCATACGTCACCGTAGATAAGGAACATTGCAGCACGGGCCCTACGATATGGCCTACCTGTGCGATGCTTTCTATTGGCAATTGTGCGCGGCATTGGCGCTCTAATTGGTTAGTCGGTTACTACTACAATGCCGCATGGAATGAGGGGGATCTCTGGGCTGTCAGTGATCTGTACCCAGAGCATGTATGTACCAGCAGTAGGTGTTATTACACCACTAGGCCCTACCAACACTCTGGCCTTATATGTGGTGGGGCTGGTGGTGGTATCGGTTTCCCATGAGGCGCTTTTCAGATCACTACTGGTGGGCGAGTCACTGCCTGCCATGAGCGCCATCTTTGCCGTGTCGCCGGTGGGATCTACGGCAGCCCCGGATACGGTGGCACTGATTTTCGACTTGACGTACCAGAGCGCGGATTTCGAGATCACGAGGGGCTGCGGCATGGCTTGCTCACACTTCCGGGGTTCCGGCGGTCCAGGCGACTTGTGGCGGCGCCGCATGCCATGCGACTTCCGGGGCGCCAATAATGAAGTCGATGTCGCGTTGCGGGCCAAGTATCGCGATGGTGAACGAGTCCGTAATGGTCCCGATGTCCGTGAGCGCGGATGCGATGCTGAGCGTCAGCGTGTCGCCGATGGTGCCTGTTTCCGTCTGACCGGACTGCATCGCGACGGCTGGCGCGTCTGTGACTGTTCCGGCATCGGTGAGCGCACCCGATGCGGCAATGCTCACAGCATCGGTTGCCGTGGCCGTGTCGGTCTCATCGACGTTGACCGTGCCGGTACCAACGGTGAAGAGTACGTCAGCGAAGTAGCATGATGCGCCGAATGTCTGCTCAGGGAATGCCGCTGTGGCGCCTACATGAAATTTGCCGTTGGTATTGGGCGTGATGACGTCATTGGCGATGGCTGTTAGGTGGCCGTTGGTTATGCCCGATGATGCGAATAGGCCGCTAGTTGCGACATACCAATCGGGGGTTAATACGGCTGCCACATACAGCGTACCGGCGGTAATGTTGACGGGGCTGGCGAAGTTAACCGTATTCCATGTGCCCGCCGTTGGGCTGACGAATGTGGCGCGTGCCAACTCGCTGCCGGTCGTATCTGTCGTGTAGCTGTAGAGCAGTCCTACGGCCGATGCGGGGAGCGTACTGGGAAAGTACCAGCGAATGCCGGTGATCTGTCCGTCAACCGATGCCGTGAAAAGCGTGCCTAGCGTCAGCCCGGGTGCAGCGTCGCTGAAACTGCCCGATGGCGTCTGAGAGGTAAAGATAGACTCGCTCATGCGAGCCTTATGCGGCGCTGAGTGTCAGTGACAGTACCCATGTGTCAGTGGTTTTGCTGCCGTGGTCGGCCACTTTCCTGTTGAGCATGCGGCCGCTCGTGCTGGCGTTGAATAGCCCGAATTCCTGCCAACTGAAATTCGCGTCACTCGTCCCGAATGTGCTGCGGAACACGATCGAAGCGTTACCCGATGCCGTACCGTCCGTGTGCTGCGGGTACGTCGAATCCATGGCCTTGCGGAGTTTGTTGGTACTGGCTTGCAGGTCCGTTTGAGTGGCTGCGGCCACCGTAGTCGAATCGCCCACACCTAGGTACGCATTGGTGTTGTCGTACGCAGTGACGCCGGTGCCTATGAGCCGCTCCCAGAGTGCGGAAGCACCGCCATACATGAGTAGGTTGCCGCCGAATTCGACCACATCGAGCAGTGACGCATCGGACACATCATCGCCACGGTACTTGTGGATGTGCCACGTGGCGCGACGGTACGTCACCGAGTCAAGCATGGGCGCAACTCCCAATGATGGGGCAGAAGTGGAGAGCGGGGGGTACGTGCGATGAAGCTCGCATTCCGGTACCCCCCGCCCATGTTCCCCGCCCGGAAATGCGGCCGCAGTCACGGGTAACGGGGTGAAGGGGAGTCGCTACCGCCCGATCTTGGCGGTCCGATGCCGCACCGCGTGGCGCTCCCTCATTGGCTGTCATTATCCGGCATGGTTACGGCTTTTCGCAGCCGAATCGCTAATCCCGTTCACGATTCACTCTTTCGAGCGCTCTTTCTCCTATCCAGAGCAGCAACTCGGCTAGCAGCGTCTCTATCCGGCGCCGCCGATTCCGATGCGCTGTGACCACCGCTCGATGCGCCGCCATTGCCGCTTGATACGCCTCTTCCCTGCGCTGATCCCGATCCGCCGACATGTCAGCCCGGACCAATGCCGGCGCGGCGCGCGGCTTGCTGCTGCATCGTTTCCCGCCAGATCTTCTGAGTGCAGATATTGCAGTCGTCTGCCTCGCCGATGTGCGCCGATGCGATGTGAAGCGCCAGCCGATCGGCCATGAACCGCACCACATCCGTTGAGCTTCCCGTGTCCAGCTCCGCTCGCACCAGATCAGCGACTGCCCATGCTGCGGCGCCGGCCGCCCGCGTTACCGGACTCTCTTTTGTCGCCATGCCATACCCCCGTTCATGTCCTGTATCTGCACGTCGATCAGTTCGACCATTTGAGCGTTCCGCCAGTCGACCCATTGAAGTCGCCAGCGCTCGAGCATTGCCAGCCCATCATCAAACTCTGACACGATTGACGCGAAGTCATTGCCCGTTTCGACTAGACGCTGACTGATCAGATTTGCCATGTGGGCGCCCCCAGAGCAGGATTGCGATTCGTTGCCGCCGTACCGGTGAGAGCTTCGGCGGGTTGGCTAGGAGTCGGGCGATGCTGGCACGTGCCACGTCCGCATCGGTGAGCGTTGCTGGCGCGGTCACGGTAGGCACGCGAAGTCTCGGCCGGTGCCGTAGTGCGCGCCAGCAAGAACGTTGCCAGCGTCGGAGCGGGCCAGCCTCGCCACGTCTGCCCGCGCGGCCTCTGCGGCGGTCCACACGGCCACAGAAACCCCCGGGCCACCCAGCGCACCGGGCGAACCTTCGTAGAGCTTCTGGAGCCGCACGTAGCCGACCACCCGCGCGTCGTCGACCCACACCCGCGCGTCGGTCATGCTGTCCTCAACCGCCCGACACAGCTTGGATAGGTCCGGCACCCGGTCCGGCAAGTCGCGGGTAACCGTCTTCGGCCGAGGCATGGTAAATACCATGGCGCAAATGAGCGGGCCATCCAACGGTAGTGGCTCATTCAATTCGCGCATCATTGCGAGTGCGGCAATGCGCACCGTTTCCCGCCACGGCTTTAACCGCTTACTCGCTTCAATCATTACGCCATTGCCAACATGTCTTTTACTGCCTTGTGGCGCCGGGTGCCCGTGTGCGATGAATGACAACATCAGAATGGAATCCCCTCGTTTGTGGAGTCCGGTTCTAATGCTTCCGATTCGGCTGCCGATTCATGTCGTATGAAATGCTGCCCGCATATGTGCGCCGGCATGGTCGGGCCACGTATCCGCATCATGTGTGCACGCTGCGGCGGCGCGAGCGGCACCAGCTCTCGGCCGCCGCACATCAGTCGGTAGAGCCGTCGGCCGGTGATGGTGGCTGCCAGGATCTCCGGCGCTGTGAGTGCCACCGGGTCGACCCGTGTCCGGAACCCTTCGACCATCGCGCCCAGGACTACGGCTCCGCAGCGATGGCATCGGCTAGGTGTGACTGGCGTGGAAATGAGATGTTGACCGCTCATGGCTGAGCACTTGCCGTTGCTTGCGCAACGCGAGACGCGTGTACTACGTACACGCGATCTCGCGATGTTGCGCCAAGCGCAACGTCAAAGCGAGTGCTGTTGTTGCACGCAACGAGTGTGCAACGTGACGCAACTATAGGCTGTTTCCGCAGGTCAGAGCGTTGCGTGAGATCAACTAGGCGTGTAACTAAATGATGGCCATCACTTAAGGTTCCTGTGGATAACCTGTGGATAACTTCCATGGTTGCGTGGCGTTGCGTGGCACAGATGATCTTGTGCAACTTAGTCACCGCCATCGCTGTAAAATGGCCCCTGACCTGCGGATTCCTCGCGTGAAGGTGTCGCACGCCATACCCGCAGCCGATCCGTGCCCGATTCGATGGCCCGGCCGGAGCTGGTCAGTTCCCGCAGCGCGCGCCATAGCGTTGACCTGTGAACGATCTTCAGCTCTGCTGCGATTTGCGGTCCGGACAGCGCCGAGCCACCGGCGTCGACCAGCAGGGACAGCACGCGCACGGCCACCGGCGACACTGCCTCGCTGTCGCTGGCCGACTCGATCACGATGCTGTCGTACAGCCGGCGCCGGCGCAACCATCGGCTAGCCCCCGCTTCACCATCCTTCACCTTCTTCCGCTTCAATTCGATGAGATCTGTTTCTGATTCCCCGCTCAATACCAATACCTCGTCGACGTTTGCTTCTAATTGGTAGCCGCCCCGGGTGCGGCTATTGTCACTCCAGCCGGGATGGTGAATGAGTAATGCGGTTGCTTGCAAATCGCTGGCCAAGTCGCTTAGTCGGCGGGTCATTAATGCGGCGTCTTTTGTTTCGTCCGCGTCCGGGGCCAGTGATGAAAACGTGTCCAGCACGATCAGTCCGGCGTCTAATTCGGCGGCTTGCGTGCGCAGTTCCTGCCATGTCTTTATCGCGTTCAGCGACTCTGGCCGAACCGCAAATATCAGTTCATCGTCTTCTATGGGACGCCCCCATGCCTGCTCCCATGCGCTGACCCGAGCGTTCAGCCCGGACGCACCCTCGCCCACCACGTACAGCACGCGCCGCCGCTCCACGTGCTGCCCGAGCCACACCAAACCGCTCGCCACACTGCACGCCCAGGACAGCGCTACGAACGTCTTCCCTACCCCGGTGCTCCCTACCAGCACTACGGCGGAGCGTTGCGACAGCACACCCGTAATCAGCGGTTCGACGCGTGGCAGCGCTCGCAGTTCACTGCGCCGCACGAGTGATGCGGCGAATCCCTGCGCCCGTTCCTGCGGCGCGTCGCCGAGTATGGGTATGAACGGTGTCAGCGTCAGCTCTGCCGCCTCGCGCTGCTGCCCGAAACCCAGCTGCGCCAGTTCCCGGGCCGCCGCAGCATGATCCCCGTTGTGGTGCAGTACGGCGTACGCCCCAAACTTTGTGTAGGGAGTTTCCGTGTCAAATTGCGTGCTGCTGCTGAAGACAAACAAGCGGTTTCGATCGTTGGCTTTGCCGGTTGTGGCGCTGATCCCCCGGTCTTTTCCTGGCCTGCGCCACGTGCTGTATCCGTCCTCGTTCCCGCTGACGCATGTCCAGCCGGCGCCGCCCAGCAACATGGAGCTGTCCCATGACACGCGCGCCTCGAAATCGTCGCCCGGTGACAGCCCCTCGCGCGGGCTGCTGTGCGTTGCGGCCGCCGGAGCTGACGCCGATACAGATGGTGGCGATTCGTCCAGTAGCCGGAACAGCCGATGCAGTTCATTGCGTTCGGCCATGGTGAACCATGGGACGCGTCCGGGTTGGCCGGTGATGATTTGCCATGCTTGCCCGCTGGGATGCACAGTGCCGTGTGATGGGGCCACAATGACGTAGCCCCCCTCCCCGCGTGTTTCGGCCAGCACCTGCATACGTGAATCGCGGGCCAGTTTGGTGTTGCCGGGAATGATTTCGGCATCTGTGATGCGGTACAGCCAATGGAACCCACCACTGGGTGAACGTTCCCAATATCCGCAGATGAGTCGGTCCCATAGGTCTTTCACTCCGGCGACCGTTGCCGCTTCTGTGAGCGCCGCCAGCGCCCCCGATTCGGCTGCCCTTCCCTCCAACTCCAGCATTTCGAGATTGCCGCTCACACCACCGCAAACCAGGCCAACGCCGGTGAAGTTTGACAGCGCATACCATTCTTCAATCTGCCAGCGTGCCGGACGCAAGCGCGTGTATTGCTGCCATGCGGTTGCCGGCGCTTTACTGCCATCTTCGCGGGGCGGTATGACACATGCGCCAGCGTCATGCCATGCCAGTGCGGCGGCGCGCGTGTCCATGGTCAGCGCTTGCCCGGATCGTCGATCGGCGCGTCTTGCGTGAGGATTTCATGAAACGTTTTCGCGAGTAGCCGGGCGAATTCGACCGCGTACGAATCGACGTGTACCGGCGCCTCGCACAGCAACTCTTCTAATGCGGTCAGGGTGGCTTCGACCATATCGGCGAGTACCCAATAGGGCACGATTTCTACCCGGGTGGCTCCGTCGTGTCCGTGGATGCGGCGCACGTCCCGCAAATCTTTGTGAATGTTGACGGAGTTGACTTCGCCGCGCCAACGCATCGCAACCCCGCCCCCGGCCGCCGGCGGAAATATGCAGCCGTCGGCAACTACCCCCGTACCGCTGACGCCGGTTGGGTCTTCATCCCGGCGCAGAATGAATGTGGAGGTGGCCGGTACGCGTGAGTCCAGCCATGCGCGTACCGCTTCGATTCGGTCGTTCGTTTCGTATTCCTCGGGTGATTCCAGCATCACGTGTAACCCCGCATTTCCCGAAAGTCGAATGGGTGCGGAACGGGGCGCGCCCCCGTACATATCGCGCCCCGTTCCGTGAGTTGCTGCTACGCGCCGGCTGGACGTGCGCCGGCTGCGATGAGTTGTGTTCGGGTGTCTTCGGGCAGCGCCGCCCACACGGCCGGGTCAATGCCACCGGACGGCGCTGACGCCATCTGTGCGGCTACCGGAACGGCTACTGGCTGAGTGGGTAGGGACTGCACGGGGATGATGGCTGCGGGTACGGCTGCCGGCTGCTGAACGGGCTGCACGGGGGCTACTGCTGCGGCTGCGGATACGGGTGTGGTGCGGCTGGCGAATTCGGGGTGTGCTGCGATGAACGCGGTTGCTGCGGCTACGGCTTGCGGGTCGGTCATGGCATCCACCAGCTCCCACGCTGGCTCTTGCCCTGGCTTGGCCGCACCTTGACTCATGCGGCCGAGCACCAGTTGCCCCAACGTCTTCTTGAGACTGGCAATCAGCTTTGAGCTCAACCACGTCACACCCTCATATACGAGGGGCTGGCCAGTGTTGTCACGTGCGGTCAATACCGCAATGTCGACGCGGATGCCGTCTTTGAGTCCGTACTGCGTCTTGACACCTTCCACATGCTCAATCGGTCGCACGATGAGCAGGTGCCCTAGCAGTTCCTTTGGTCCGATGAAATCGGATGATGCTGGTGCGGTGAACATGTGTTACCCCCGTGATGCTGCTGGTGTTGCTACCTTCCCGGACAGCCGTTTGTGTCCGGTAAGTCTGCGCCCGGTGCGTAGAACGGGCAATAAACGCATTCACTGCCCGCGTGGGCTGGAATGGATGCGGGCCACACATCGGGTAGCACGTCAACCATTGCTTTGATGCTGGCTACCCTGGATATTGCCGCTTCGGCCACATCTTTGCGGTATGGCTCCTGCCACACGTATGCATCATCCAGGTAGCCGTTGCGTGGCAGGAATGCGAGTGCAACTGTGTTGACGTGCTGTTGTGACTGCTCCAATCCCAACCCGTACACGTGTACCTGTGTGCGGTAGCGTTGGCTTGGCCCGTTGCTGCGGTATGTTTTCAGCGCCGTTGGCCCCACCACTTTGTAATCCACAACGGTGCCCGTTTCGACGTCGAACAGATCACATGTGCCGGCAATGTTGAGTCCGGCAGCGCTGGCCACTACCCGGATCTCGGCGTGGTAGCGGCGCTCCGACCATCTGATGCGGCCATGTTTGGCATCCCACTTGTCCATGACAAGCGTCATGCGTTCATGCACAGCGCTGCCGACGAAAGCGAACCACGGGTCAGCCATTGTGTTGACTGGTGCAACCTCGGCAACGGTGTAGGCGATGCGGCGCATGCATTCGTCGCCCACCCCGCTCGGTCCGATGGTGCGTTGCATGCTGCGCGCCGTGGTCTGTTCGGAGTGCCGCACGGCTGCGATGATGGTGGCTTTCAGCTCTGACAGATCAGACGCTGGCGCGACCAGTTCCGCGCACCCGGTCACAGCGTCTCAACTGATTGTGTGTCAGCGTAGGTGCCGGCTGCGAACCCGGTCGGGTGGTGCGCCGGTGCCGTGTCGCGCCACAGTCTCAACGCCAGATCGGCGAGCGTAAGCCCCCTGTCCGTGTCGTCTTTCGCGGTTTCCAGGGTTACTTCTCTGCCTTGCGCATTGATGTGCACTTTCATCGCCCCCGACTTTCTTCCGCGATGCGGTGAAGACTGCACACGTACCGCACCGATGTGTCGCTACTTCTACGCCAGCGCGCAGCCGCCACCGGATACGAGGTGCCCTGATGATTGACTAGTACGCAATCCGCGCATTGAATACGCGTCTTGCCACGGTAGGGTGTGAAGCTTCCCGGTCGCTCCGGTGGCCGTTGCGGAATTGCTGGCGTTGGCCTGGTCGGGCTGGGAAACAATGCGGGTACGGCAGTCATTTACTGCAACACGAATGGACGGGTGCGGTACTGGGAGTACAGTTCCGGGAAGTCTTCTCGCAGCCGGTCCGTGTCGATTTCGGTGCCGGACTTTGGGCGCGAGTACTTTTCGGCGAGTTCTTTTTGCTCGGTCATGAACTGCGCCGATTTGAATGCACCGTCACGGCGGTAGCTGACAACCCGTCGGCCGTGGATGATTCCTTCGTCAGCATCGCCCATGGCTTGCTCGATGCGGCGCCGCAAGACTTCGGCAGCGTCTTGCCAGCGGGCGATTTCGGTGCGCGCATTTCGGTACGCTTCGATGATTGGGGCCAAGGATTCTAGGGACGCTTGCGGCATGTGTTACCCCCCGTTGCGCTTGGCGCCTGCCTGCTACCGGATGGGGAGGCTTGGCGCCTGGATACAAGGTAGGCGCGCCGGGTGGGATGTGGGGGGCGAGCAAACCTCATGTCACCCGAAGGGGGCGCATCTTACCGGCGGCGCTGTGCGTTGCCCTGCATCTTGCACACCTGTGGCGTGTCCCATATGTCCGGTCACCCGTTAGGCGTAACCTTCGCGCCTCTTCGCGCGCAAACTGCCGCCATCTGCATAATCTGCGCCCCATGTCCGCGCAACCAAATTTCAGCTTCCCGCATCCGCTCTACCATCACACCCATGAACCGCCCCCGGGTGAGTCGCCGCCGCGCGTGTGGTACATGCCCGACAGCGGCGGCCGCGTGTACCTACTGGTGGTGCGCGCCATCCCGCACCTCACGGGCGAGCCGCGCTGGGTCTGCTACGGGCCGGCGCACGTCGTCATACCGGAGGGGTTACGCGTGCGATGTGCGCCACGGGAAGCACGGAAACAATGCGTACTGATGCTGCTGCGATGCACCAATGGTACGTGGGTATGGATGCCGCAGGGACGGTCGCTGATTGAACGTGAGCTGCTGCCGCAGCCACAGGGAGGATGGGACGGATATGGCAGATAGGATATTCAGGCGTTACACGTGTGACGTGGATGGGGACACCGCTGTCGTTCGGTTTGTCTTTCAGTTGCCGGGCATGAAACCGATGGTTGTCGACCTATGCGAGTCGCTGTGGTCGCCGATTGAATCCACGCTTCGTGAGGCGGTTGACCGGGGTGGGGCGCGGCCGGTGCGAGACCCGTCCATGCGTAGCTCGATACTAGTCGACGAGGATTCGTTGGATGATGGTCCGGCGCCGGTGCCGAGTCGACCCGCTAGGGGTGCACCACCCGATGCCGCTGGCGGCCGGTGGGTTGCCAGCATGGGCAGAACCGGTAACGGGGGGTACCGGCACATTGAGCATTGGTGCTTCGGGGAGCCCCTCCGCGCTCGATGCGGTTTGGCCGGTCCTGCCACGCTTGACCCGGCGCAGCCAGTTAGTTCGACGGTCAAACGTTGCGCGAAGTGTCAAACATTGATTCGTGGTGACGGCATCGACGCGAGTCCGCCACCCGTACCCCCCGCCGATGGCGATGCTGCGCTGTTCCCCCGTCCGCATGCCGCAGGGCAGTTTGTTGACGTTGCCGCATCGCTTCCCTTTGATGAGTGGCCGCGCTTCAGTCGGTGGGAGTGGGTTGACTACGGGTCTAGGCCATCGACGGTCAGAGCGCATGCCCGTCGCGTCGCCGGTGGCGTGTCGCTGTGCAGCCGTGTGGATGCTGAAAGACTGGCGGAAGCCACTCCGTCCACCGGTGAAGCTCCGCTGTGTTCGCTGTGCATGGGTACGGCAAACAAGATTCTCCGTGATGAACGGCTAGTGAAGGGAGCCAAGTAATGGCTAGGGCAGCAGCAGCGACACGACGCAAGGCGCCATCAGCGCCAGCTCCGGTCAGCTTGTTTGACGATGATGCCCGTCTAGACGACATGCCGGCAGAGTTTCGGGAGTGCTACGAAGGGCAGCGACATGATTTTGTGAAGACGAGCGCCGAGACGGTGGCAACCGCACGTGGCAAGATCAAACAGCGAATCATCTATTTACGCTGCACGCGTTGCACCATGACGGCGCGCGACACATTCGACGTGATTTTGCGTTCAGAGTCTGGCCGCTATGTGTTGCGGCGCGCGAAACAGCGCAGCTACGAAAGGCCATCGGTGACTGGCGACGATGGGACGGAAATCAAATACGGTGTCACGGGTGGGCGCGTCGACCATGACATACTCGTCACTCGCCGAATGCTTTTGATTGATCCCGAGCTTGCCGATTTGATGGCGGGTGGTATGTGATGGCTAGGGATATGGGAGTTCCTTACTTCGCGTTCTTTTCGCCGATTGAACAGGACAGCCAAACGTTATGGCAGTTGCTCGCCACGGTGCATGACTGCGAAGTTGTGGCGATGGTAGGCCGCTATGAGCCGGACGGGTCGCGGCGGCTACTGGTCGGGGTGGCGCCGTGGTGGGTCATTCTGGCCGGGTTGACGGCGCTTGGCTCTCAGACGCATCCAACGGGGGATCTGCTGCAAGCGTTGCGGATCTATGCCGAAGCGACCATGAGCGATGACGACTTCTCTGGCATCGTGGTTCCCGACCCGGGCCCAGACTCAACGGAGCTGACCTAATGCCGCGCCCGGCCGCGTTCACTATTGACGTGACGCTGACGAAACGTGACGTGCAAGTGTTGCGGCGACTCGTCGTGGAAGAGTGGCAGCGCAGAGCACGGCGGCCGAGTGCCGGACTTGCTGCCGTGGCCCGTAAGGTGTGGCACGCTCGGCAGTGTGTGACGGAGCTGGAGCGTGCGCGGAAGGGGGCGGATGGCGGAGACTCCGGAGCAGTACGAAGAGAGGATGAAAGAGGAGCAGCGCAAGCGGCGTCAAGTGGAGCAGCAGCAGGAGAGGGAGCGGCAGCAGAATAAAGATCAGGCTGAGCAGAATGGGCATTGAGTACGACGGAACCCCCGGGTACATGTGGCCAGCGATGGCGCCGTACCCGGGGGTTCCCGCATCCGCACCGGTGGGCTAGACGGCCGTCCGCTCCCGGTGGCGCGATGCTCGCAGATCTGAGCCGTTCGCGCCGGCTGTCAGGCAGATCTGCGGACTGTGCCGCTCAGGGTTTTATGAACCGCGATGGCGTGTTGCCGTGCCGCGCCACGTCTGGGTCGTAGGGCAGCGCGGTCGGGTAGATCGAGTGAAACGCGATGGACGGGCCATAGTATGGCCTCACGTCTGGGTACCGGCGCCGCTGCTTGCGCAGCCAGAAGTATCTGTCGATGGCTCCGATGAGTTGGCGGAGTACCCAAAGTGGTCTCATGCTGGCCCCCTTGACGCGATGATCGGGTGCAGGGGCCAGCATGGTTTCCCTCGGCGAGGCGGGAGAGCTAGCGACTAAGGATCAACGTTGGCCCCTGCAAGATGCAGCCTATGCGGTTACCGACCAGTAGCACATAGCAATCTGTGCATCACAAATTACACTTTCGCGTGATGTGCACATCCATGATCCACTCGTTACGTACGCGGCTCGTTGTGCTGGTGCGTGACGGCCACGTTGATCCCGGAGATGACCTGCCGCTCCTCGCGCGCCGCTTCCCGTTCCGCAGCCTTTCGATCTTGCTCTAGTTGATCTTCGTTGGCCTGGTCGTCGACCTGGTCGCGGTTGTCGCACATGGTTTTCGGCTCCTTGCCCTGGCCCCCTGAGATGGGCGCAGCCCCTCCGCATGCCCTTGCAAGGGGGCCAACCCTCTACCCGGTCTCGTGGGCCTGGCGGCGACACGGGGAAGGATTAAGGGACATGCGAAGGGGCCACTACCGCCGGTCAGAGATTCGGGCCCCGGCCGCCGGTGACCGCAGTCTATGGGATCTGTGGCCCCTCTGCCAGCGTCGGCACCGGTGGGTGGCCATCGTTGATCGTGTCCAGCGTCGCCCCGCACGTGCAGCGCCCCCCGGCCACACGCAGGATCCGGTTGCGCTCACCCATCCGTAGCCAGTGCGCCGGGGCGTACAGATCACGTGCAACGCGCTGTTTGCACAACCCGATCACGGACACACCCGGTGGCACGAAAAGATCGTTGATCCCGTAGAGATTTTTGCGGTGAATGTCTGCGAGGCTTCGCACCACAAGCCATGGCGTGTCAGCCGACATCCCGTGCGCATGCTGCGGCAAGCCGCTGATCCGCTCGCCCATCTGCCAAATCGCAATGGCATCATCGCCACTACCGATTAAGATCGACACATCGCCGGACGGGGCGGTCACCATCCACACAAAATCCGATTCAACAAACATGCCAGCCATGGTGCCACGAAAGAGGGGCGCCAGCAGCGATCAGCTACTAGCGCCCCTCCGATCCACCCCGGCGGGAGGAAAACCAAGCCTACATGATGGCCGCTGACACGTTCACCCGGGCCGGCCGCCACCCGTACCCCTCGCCACGCTCCAGCGGCCGTACGGTGATGCTCAGCAGCTCCGCCACGATGTCATAGCACACGTGGGCAGGCAGGGAGGCCAGTCGGGCGTACACGGCGTCAGCGTCGGCGTAATCCACGTCACCTAGCGCGCGGTTGCCGGCCGGGCGGGACAGCTCTGTTACGCGTCGCTGTGCCACGTCCAGGCGCTGCCGGCGCACCGGCTCCATTTCCATCGCCATCTCTAGGGTCAGCTTGCCGGTACGTGCGGCTTGCTTGAGCTCGTTCAGCTCTTTCTCGGCCATGGCCGCATCCGCTTCGGCTGCGCGCAGTTCCGAATCGTCAGTGGCCGGCGCGATGGCTGCCTCGGCAATAGCGGCTGCCGCGTGCTTCATCACATACTCGTCAACTTCGACCATGAAGATGCGCAGATGTCCGGCCGGGCACGTGTAGTAGCGGCGCCCCTTGTCTGAACTGGTTTGCAACCCGATGCCGCACACGGAGCAGCGCAGCAGACCGGACAGCCGATGCCTACGAAGAGTGGGCTTCGTGCAACGCGACCGGGGTGCAAGATAGGCGATGGCTTCCCGCTGCTGTACCGGGTCGACCAGCGCGGGCCATACGGCTTTCGTCTGCTGCGGCTTGCCGTGCCTGTCGACGTACTCACGGATGCCGGAGTAGGCAAGGTTACGTGCGATGTACGTGATCAACTTGCGGTCCCAACTGCGAAGCTGACCGATACCGGGCCGGCTGGCGATGTCACGTGCAATGGCGCGCACCGGCTCCCGCGCCGCCAGCCGCTTGATAATTTCCTTGATCACAGGTGCTGTGATCGGGCACGGAATTTGGCCGAGAAATTCGCGGGTCTGCGGATCGTACTGGCGGATGTATCCGACCGGGCAGTGCGAGTGCGGCTTGCCGCTGGCGGCTGAGCGATGTAGCCCCCGGGTGGTGCGCTTGCGGATCTGGTCTGATTCGCTCTGCGCTTTGACACCTTCCGTGGCCAGGAATTCCCAATCCTGTCCACCGTCTGCCGGGTTGTAGATGCGCGCCGCTTTGAGTACCAGGATCTGTACGCCATGCTCCGCACACACGTCGAGCACTTGCAGCCACGCTGCCGCCTTGCGGTCACCCCGGCTGACTTCCCAGAGAATGAGTACGTCAATTTCCCGGCCGGTGATCCATGCCATGACGGTTGGCCAGTTCTCGCGCACCTTGCGTGCGTACCGGCTGGCCGATGTTCCGTCGGACGTTTCCCGCACCAGCGTCAAGCCCATGTCTTCGCACTGCTCCACAGCATCCAGGCGCTGATCATCTTGTGACTTCCTGCTGCCGTGCGACTGGCGCACGTACAGTCCGGCGCGCTTGGCGGTCACGGCTTCACGCTCCCGGTGATGATGGCTTCCGTGGTGGCGATGCTCAGGCGCCGGGTGGGTCCGGCGATGGCGTTGCGACTGGTGCACGCTAGCCGGCCGCCTAGCTTGCCGTCCGACCAGTGCAGGTACACGGCTGCGGCTGCCGTGATGGCGATGCGCCACCCGTAGGGATGAAGTCGCCGATCAATCCGGGTGACGGTGCGCCCGTGGTGCTGTGCTAGCTGGAGCAGACGCTCCACGCGCTCCGGAACATCCTTGTCGATCATGGTTGGCCCCCTGTTTCCGCTGGTCACGGCATGTCCGCAACCCCCTTACGATCATACATGTTATAGGCGGTCCACCAACGTGGCAACCCCATTACCCGCATGATCGCGCAACGGGGTACCTGACCTGCGGTTTTGCGGCCGAGTCGGCCACGTGCGCCACGCCCAGTAGCCCAGCCAGCCGCATTGAACCACCGCCACCCAGTACCAGGGATAACCGAGCCAGCCATTTCCTATCCAGCCGATCACGAACGGGCCAAGCGTCATCAGCGCCGTTGCCAGCAGTCGGGCGCGCCACCATCGCCAGTCGCGGTAGCGCGGGTGGCTCAACGCCTACACTTTGATCATGAGTGTGTCGCGCTGGCCGGACTCGCGCCAACCCGGTCAAGATCTTTCACTGCCGAACTTTGCGCACACGTAAAGTTCGTGTACTGTGGCAGTTGTCGGGGTACCGGCATCGCGCTGCCGATACCCCGCCCCATATCCAAGACAAGGGGGCCAACGAAAATGGACAACGTCAAACTACGGCGCGCAACCGCATGGCTCGCCAATGCCGCATGGACACTCGATCCGATTTGGTGGATCGGTGCCGGCGCAATCGCAGTCACGCTCGGAGCCGTTGCCGGGAACGTCATGACCGGTGGTGCGGTTGTCGGGTTTTACATCGAAGTGTGGCGCAGCATAGTCGGTGCGCTGTGACCACAGTTCCCGCGAAGGTTCAGCGGCTGATCAACATTGCTGAGCGGCAACGCTTAGACGTTACGGCAAACTCTGATGACGCTTGGACCGTCGACGATGGCTTGGATTACGGCTGGTGCGTATGGATCTACTACACGCCCGGCGCGCGGGGCGGCCGGATCATTTGCTACCTTTACTCGAAAATCAATCTCAGTTCCCGTCGCATGACCATCCGCGCGGCAGTCAGCGAAATGGCCACCATGGGCGATCATCTGCGCAACCGGAAAGAGGCGAGCTAATGCCTAACCCGCCGAACCCGCGCCGGCAACTGCTGTACACGCTGCGCCTCGCGAGCATCCAAATCATCACCCTATACAAGACATGGGATGTGCGGGGCGTACTTGGCCGAGACCCGAGCGAGTTGCCGGAGAATCAGCCGGACGCCATCCAAGCCGCAATCGCTGATCTGATTCAGATACAGCGGATTCTGGGAGGCGCCATAAAAGATCTTAAAGCCGAAGCTGAGCGAGTGGGAGTTGGGCGATGACCGAGGTAACCGTGGAAGCGCATGAGGAGACCTGGACGTACGCGGGGCGCCGGGAAGCCAAGGGCAAGCGGTACTACGTGTGGCTCGACGCATCCGGGGCTGAGCGCTACTACGCGAAGGTGCCAGCCACCAGCGTCGGCGGCCGGTACATAATCAAGGTCCGCAACGAAGGGGAGCGCGTCATCGTTTTGAGCGACCCGGTTTATCTCGGCGATCGGGTTGACGTCGAAGCGCGGCTAACGATGGAAGCACAGGATCTTGTAGCCGTCGCCCGGTTGGCGGGGCTAGCACGTGAGCGCAGCGACTCGCGCAAGGCGGCGCTAGACGAGGCGCTGGCACCGCTGATCGCGATCGCAGCTAATCTCAAATTCGGCCATGAGCGCGACGCGTTCCTCGCGTACGTGATCCGGCGCATCACTCAGGGATGGTGAACCCAAATGGCGAAGCTAGTAGCAGTTAACGATCTGATCAACACTGAGCTACGTACGTTCGTGGCCGATGCTGCCAACATTCGCGATGCGATGCTAGCCGCCGGTTGGTTCACGGGCGGCAACGCCGATGCCCTGGACGCGTTGGACCGACTTCAAGCGGCGCTCATCGCCGATGACCCTACGGAGCAGTGGGAAAACTATCTGATGATCCAGGTGGCGCCTGTCACCGAATATCGATCCGAAATCCAGGCAACCGCAGATGGTGGCCGGGTCTGGCAAACCATCGAAGCTGTCCGCGTGCCGGCAGTTTACTTGCCGGATGATCTCGCGAAGATGGTCGCGGAGGAGCAGAACATCACGGAAGCGTGCGACTGGCGGGTGTGCATCTTCATCGGTGACGACAACAATCACGTAGCCGAAGTTTACGGCTACTAGCCGCCGCCGCACGTCACGGGGCGCCCGAAGCATCTATGCGGCGGGCGCCCCTCTATGTGACCGGCTGCACCGTACCCCCGTGTCAATCAGCAGTGGGCCGGGGGCGAGCGCCAGTCAACCTATTCAACGTGCGGCGGATCGGATGGTTGCGGCAGATCATCCCTACCAACGATTCTCCGGAAGCCGTGCAGCATGTGCGGCGCCGCCCTGGCTTCCATCATCACTTGCACGCCTGCCGTCGCCCACCGGCGGTGAAACACATGGTCGCATGCGAAACAGCCGTGATACAGCGGACCGTCGTACACTCCAGGTATGTGCACATCGGCGATGTGTTTGCCGGTGGCGCCGCAGTTGGGACACGTCACATCGTCATCGGATGTCATGGCGTCACCTCGATGAACTGCACGTTAATCAACGGTCGGGTCATCATCGTCAGTGCGCCAATGCATATCCAGCAGATAGGCGTAAGAGCGGTGCCCGGATACTTCGGCGGCAGCCAACACTCAGCGTGGCATGCGGTGCAGTGCGCGCGTTGCGTGCCTACGGGAAATCTCATCAGTGCGTCCGCCATTAACTCCCGGGGCGAATCAGCGGTCATGCGCAGCAGCATTGCGGTATTAACGTTGCGGCATGGCATGAGGGGAATGTCGCTCATGGTGGCTCGCTTGCACGCGGCTAAAGCGGAGGGGGCGCGGCGCACCAGCTCCCACCTATCCTCGCCACCCAAGTGTGCCGGTACTTTCATCGCGATGTTATCCATGGTTGACCGGCCTAATAACGTCACCATCGGTGCGTACCGAGAAGTGTGCGACGGTAATGGTGCGGCCACTGATGTTAGCCAACTTCTGCGCGATCGGCCGCAGTTGGCTTACCACGCTCAGATCCGCACCGACCAGAGGGAGATCCCCGAGAGCTACTACCCCCTCCGTGCCATCGGCGTCGACTGCCAAGAACGCATACAGGGACAGCACGCGAAGTTGCCCGTTCATGACTCGCCTTGCTGCTGCTGCGGTACCAGTGGCATGGGTTGCGCACCTAGCTGTCTGGCCACATCGTCGAGGGAGTTGACGACATCGCACGGCCACGGCCGCCCGGACGCGTGGCACGGATCGGTGTCGACGTTCAGGTGACACATAAAGATTTCGTTGAGTTTGGCGCTGGCATGCTGCACGCTGACGAATTCGCCGGACGCAACGCGCGACATGAGCGGCCCGTAATAGTCGATCGTGGCTTCAAGTGCCCGCAGCCGTACGCGCCCCGCTCCGATTACAACCATGCCCGGCAGGGAAACGGCGATGCCGCCAGCGGTCCAGAGTGGTCCGTGCCATCCGGGTGTGGCGTCACCGATGCCCATGAACGTCCCACCGGCCAGCACTGCCAGCATCGGCAACCCGTCGCGGACGGTGTCAGTCCATGCAGCCGCATGCCATCGGACGCGCCCCGGCAGCCCCCGCCACCACGTCAAGATTTTTTGCACGCTTGGCCCCCCTCCGCGTGTTAGCGCCGTGCGGCCGACCAGTCACGGGTAATCGGCCGCACGGCTCGCCAGTGCATCCGGGTCAAGGGAGTCAACGGCGTACCGGGTACAACGATGCTGCCGGGCATCGGGTGACGGGTGCGTAACCGCCGACCGGCCGCTATCGTTTGGGCTGGCAGGGATGCGCTGCACGTGTGTGAGCGGGCGCCACGTTGCCGGGGCTCTACCCCCGTACGGGTGAGGTCCGACCCGGCAACGTTGGGGACTTCGGCGCCCGCTCCGCAGGGGAGCTGCGGCGCATCCCTACCCAAGCGACACGCCGCGCGCCCCATCATCATCCACAGGTGCGCGGGGCGCGCGGCGTGTCTTGCGGTTGCGGGTTACTGCTCTGGAGCTTCTGCGGGGCTGTCAGGGGCCACAGGTGCGGGTGTGAGCACGTACACCCGGTCGACCACGTACCGGCCGGCATCGGCCATGATTCCAATGCGGCGGCGCGGCTGCACCTGCCGGTAACCCCCTTCACCATCTGGCAAGCACAAGGTGAACGTGTACGACCATGCGACGGCCGGATGCGGTGGCTCCTCGCCTTGACCAACCACGGTCACGTATGCCGCTTTGCACATGAGCGCCACTACTGGTGTATCGGCTTTGTCGCTCATTGGCCCGGCCACCGTTCCGCCGAGTCACGAAGCATGGCAGCCGCCAGCCGCTCCTCTTGCAGTTGACGCAGTTTGCGCATGCTCATTTTCAGTGTTGGCGCCGGCATGGGTACGCCCCACACGGCCGGCACCATGTCCCATGCTGGCGGTTGGATCCGTTCATGGGGCATCCGTGCCACCGGCAGCCCCATCCGGTCGTACGCAACTTCACCGGTTGGATGCTCGCGCTCGCTCAGCCACAGCTCAGTTAGCCTCGCGCGCAGAAACGGATCATCCTCTTGCGCGCGCCACGCGGCATGATACTGGCGCATCAAACGAATCATGCTTGTCCGGTCCACCGGGGCGCACGGTACGCGCACCATAACCGGACACGCCAGGCAGCGGAAATACATGTCCGCTTCGGTCCAGCGACGCCACCAGCGCACGCCTAGCAGCGGGTACGATTCCACGCCCCGGAACGGCTTCCCGTCCGGCCGCAGGTCACAGACGTTTGGTGCAGCATTTGGCCCCCTGGCTTCCGTGGAAACGAGGGCCGAATCTCTCGTTTTCATGGCTCACACGGTGCCTGACCAGGCCAAACACGGCAACCCGGAGCTGCCCGAATTTACCGATTTGATAGTCGTACTTTCGGTCAGACTTTGTGAATTGGTACAAGAGAATGGCAATTAGATTTGCCATTCAATGGTGATGCGAATAGTATAGAGACACAAGAGAGAAACGCAGAGGGGGCCACAATGAAGCAGCTAATCAAGGCAAACGGAATCGCCCGGAAGTGGTGCGCGGTGAATGTGGAGCGCCAGCCATGGGTAATCACCCTGACGGACGGCCGGAGCGTACAGATCCTCTGCCCGCTGGGCGCGGCAGTCGAGATCGAGGAAAAGGGAATCAGCATCACGGGTGGATGGCTGTAAATGGTCGGACGCGCGTGTGGGATTCAGCCGCCAATCTGAATCCCACCCGGGTCGCCAAGACCACAACAAACGTAGATATATCAGCGAATTCGGACGCTGAATCAAAAGCCAAGGGGGCCACAATGAACACGGACAAGGCGAAGATTGCCAAGGCAGTCAACCGCATGAAGCTGATCGGCCGCACCATCGGGCTGGGAATCATGGGCTACGGTCTGTGGATCAGCGCCGGACACATCACTGAGGTAGGGCACGCTTTGCAGCTCACCGACATGGAAGCCAAGACGCTATTCATCTTCGTAGACGTGGTGGCGCTGTTCGGTAAGTTGCTCACCTCGCACTATCTGGTCGCGAAGACCCGGCGCATCGGATTTAAATTGATGGTGTCCGGTGGGGCTGCTAGCTTGCTCTGCAACGTGACCGCTGGTCTGCTGACCGGTGGACTCGGCCGGGCACTCTACGGCGTTGTGATCGTCGCAATCGTCGCTGGGATCGAGTACGCCACCCTTAATATCAAGGGCAAGACGGTGGACGTCAACCGCACCAGCAAGCCGCAGACCGCAGCCCCGGCCGTACCCGCAGCCGCCCCGGCGCAGCGTCGCAAGTGCGCCGCCGGATGCCAGTGCGGGCGCCACAACCGCGCCGCCGCGCCCCGCAAGCTGCGCCTAGTCGCCACCCCGTAGCCGCAACAATTCGGCCCCCGTCACAGGGAAGTGTGACGGGGGCCGAATTCTTTTGTGCGCCCCCTGCGCTGACAGGGTTGTCACCCGGAGCAGCTCCGGAGGATGCGCCCGGGGACGGCATCCCGTGCCAGCGGAAAGGGACGTGACGGCTCCCCGCTGACGTTCGCAACCGCCCCCCGCCGACCGGGGCGTAATCCAGCCGCCCCGGGTGACACGTTGAATCCTCGCCAACAGTGCCCGGCTGCCGCAGCCGAACCCGCTTGACGTCACTCGATCGGGTGTGGCGGTTCCGTGTGGCCGTTGCCGCCGTTGCCGTTGCTCAGTGCTTTCAGCCGCAGATCCGCCAGCTCTGCGCGCAGCGTCCACACTTGCTCGTGCAGATCTCTGACCAGTTTGGCGCGTGCGTCTGAGATTTCCTGCTCTGCGGCCAACTGCTGGCGCACCCGATCCACTTGCCGCTCAAGATCTGCGACGATCTTGACGTAGGTTTCCTTCGCCCGCTCATAGGCTTGCGCTTCGACGGCGGCGCGGCTGTCTTCGGCTTCCCGGCGCTCCAGCTCCTCGCGGGACTCGCGCGCGTCACGCTGTGCGGCTCTGGCACCCAGCAGCGACAGCAGCGCCACGGCGAGGGTTGCGGCGCCGGTGATGAGCGCCACGGCCACGCCACCATCGCCGCTCATCGCCGATTCTCCCGCCACCCGGAGTCGACGAGCACCAACCCGGCGAACGTGAGCCACACGGCTGCGCCCATGAGGCCGCGCGGCTGCGTGCCGTTGTGCCAGCCGTCCAGGTATGCGAGTCCCCACGCGGTTTTAGTGCCTGCGGCTATGAAGAATGCGTACGGCCGGAACGGTATCCACAGTACGGCGACGGCGCATGCGAGTCCGGCCATGAGCCACACGCCAGCCCATGCGCGTAGCGGGGCCAGGTGAACCATGGGCGCGTAGACTTGCGCCGCCGTCAGCCCAAACGGCAGCGAGGATCGTAGGGTCTGATATTGGAGTACGTCGACTTCGGCGAGGAATGCCAGCGTGGCCCCGCGCCGGCCGATGTGATAGAGCAGCGGTCGAACGTTGATCATAAAACGATGCTGCGCCGCCCCGCACAATGTCACATGCGGAACGGCGCAGGGTTCACTCGTTTGACTACGCCCCGGCTGCCAGGAACGCCAGCAGACGCGCGTGTAGATCCTTCGCCAGCCCGGTCAGAACGTCACTGGCGGCTTGCAGCTCCGTTGCCGTGGTCGTCATGTCCGGCAGCGTACCCAGCGCCGTAGAGATGCTCTGAACCCCTTGGGCGACGGCGGCAATGCCCTGCTGCACGGTGGCAATCAAAGATTTGACGTCCGGGCTGAAATGGTTGGCCGTGTAGTCGGTGCGCACCAAAAGCACGTTGAGCACATCGGCCACACTGTGCCCTTGCAGCGGGCCACCGGGCATCGTTTCGGTCAGCATGATGTCTCCCAATTCTGCGGCGCGCGTCAGGATCTGCTGACGTTGCGCAATGATGGCCGGACCGGGACAGTCAGCGTGCCCCCAATCGTCAGCGAACCCGTGGTGTGAACCCATGGAGTGATAGCCCAAACCCCGCCCAGATGGCGTATCAGCCAGTTGCAGCGGCCACCCGTACTCGCGCACACCCCGGGCGTAAATGATGGCGTTAGCTTCGATTTGAGCCGCCGTGAGTGGCGCTGGGATGCTGCCTTCATTCTCAATGCTCAGCCAATGACCGTTCCCGGCCGCTTGCGTCCACGCGGTCACATCAGTGTCAACCATCTGCCCAATGTGGCCAGTCTTCGACACGATAAAATGCGACGATACTTCGGCCGCCGGGTTGCGTTGCCATGCCACAGTGCCGACATAACTGCCCTGCGCAATATGCACGACCAGGCCGCGATGTTCAACCATGGGGCCAGCCTGATTGACCGTTGGTCCGACCCATTCCGCGATGTCAGTCCAGCGTGCCATTAGTGCGGAGTCAGCTTCAAATAGGAACCGGCGTAAATGGTGAGTCCGGCTGCATTGCTGCTATTCTGGCACCATTGGAATTGGAGCGTTCCCGTGGTGGCACCCATCACGAGGGTGCCTTTGATCATCGAGAAGATGTTACTTCCCGAGCCGAAACTGATGGTCAGCGTTGGCGTGGAAGTGTCGCCCGCGCCGGCCGCATACTGCCCGGTGCTGTTCGTTAGTCCGGCGCCCAGACTGGTATCGGGGCCCAGCGCACCAATGGAAAGCGTCGCATTCGCGGGGAATGTGAATGCCGCATTCATGTCAATGATGCTGCCGGCCACGAAATGGTAGATGCACAGCTCTAGGTCATAGGTGGTGCTGACCGCAGGCGACAGAAACAGTTGATCATCGTTCTGCAAAACGGCGGAACTGGTAACGGTCTCGTTGGCCGTTTTCAGCGCCCACAACGGGGTTACTGCGGCAAGCGCACTATTCAGCAAATCGGCGGTCACCGTCTGCCCGGCATTAAAGGTCACGTCAGAGCCCCACAATCATTTTGTGCCACAAGGCAACATCGGTGCCGGTGGCATGCGTCGCGCTGTAGCCATTCACGGACGCCACAGAAACCGTGAATGTCTGCGGGTTACTGCCGCTACAGCCAGACACGGTGACGCGCTGACCACCCACGTTCAAGTCAAACGGGTATTGCGTGCTGTCCGTGGTCCACTCGACCGCGCCACTCGCGAAGTCAGTTGTGACAACGGTGAAACTGCCGCTAGCCCCATCCCACTGTGCCGCGAGTGTGCTACCCGATGTGTCAGCTTTACCAAGCACGCTGTCATCGAACACACCCACCACATCAGGCATCGCCGGAGTGGTGTTAATCGTCGCGGTCCAAATGAACGGGTCGACCTGTTCGGAGCGGCCTTCAATGAACACGTCAATGGTGGTGGGCGAGACTTGCGCCGGAGGGTTGACGATCTGGACTCGCGACCCGTACGGCAACGCAGACCATGCGCTGATCAGATCAGGGGTGGCGGCGAAATTCAGCGCGACAGCGGGCCACCGGTCATCGTCTGTCGTACCAACGTGCACGCGCCAGCCTGCCTCGTCAGGCAGTTGACTATCCGCATACACGTTGAGCGTGGCCCCGTTGCCGTACACGCCCACCGTGTCGCTGCCCAGCGGTCCCGAGGTTTGCTCTATGGTGCTGGTGGCGCCGCCGGAACGGTCGGCCGTGTACCGGTTCAGAATGCGTTGATCGTCGTCAGTTGGTTCCGGCTCAACGGCCACATCGCCCGCGTCGAAGTCGAGCGTCAACCCCACCGGTGCGTTGTAGCGTTCCGCGCGCGACTGATATGCCAGCCCGAAGTGCCGCTCATACAGAACGCCCATGTCGACGGTTTCGGCGTCGCGCATCGCGTCCAATGCGGTAGCTGTCGGCTGCGGGCCAAGCGCCACAGATGTTGACGCCACAGACGAATAGATGATGGCTTCCTCGGTGCACAGTCGGGCGATGCGTACGTGTGCCCGTTCGCCCACATAGCCGAATCCGGCAGCCCCAATGTCGGATACGGAGCTGTCATCGTGTACTGCCATCTGACCCATGCCAACGACAACGCCCGTGTTATCGACGGTCACCGAATCGAGGGTTCCGGCCAGCCCGTACATGCCCTTGACTGTGATGGGCAGTGTCAGCGCCCCGGCAAACGTGTCCGAATCGGCGAGCACACCGTCAATCCACAACTCTGCGGTATTGGCATTCAGCGCAGTGTGCGTCATGCGAAGCTGTACCGTGTGCGGTTCACCATCGAACGGGTTGACGCCGCTGGCAACCGAGTCAAGCGCCACGGGCGCATCAATGCTGAATCCGCGCGTTGCGGTGAAAGCGCCACCCGTGTATCCGGCGTAGGCGAGGATGTTGGTAATGGCGCCCAGTGATGTTGCGGTCCGGGCTAGCTGTATCTGCACCGGGTGCGGGGTAGAACCCATGTGTCCGCGCATGACAAACGACACGGAGTAAAAGGACGTGACAGGCGATGTGCCGTTGGCAACAATGGTGCCCGAGTACTTGCTGCCCGCATCGATTGAGAATTGCGCCAACGGTCCGGTACCGGCTGCGGCTGTTTCGGCCGCTGGCGTCACCGCACTCCACGGCATGGACTGGCCGCCGGGCAGCGTGGATGCGGCCGCTAGTGTGGCGTCTGCTCCGTCATCCATCGCCCAGTACGCCACCGGCACCGGACCGGCCGCCGACAGCATCGTGCGCGTGAGTGGTGGCAGGGACACGCCAGCCTGATTGATGCGCCGCAACACGCCAGCACACACAATCGGCACCGTTGAATCGTTGCCGGATCGGTCCCAGCGGACCGGCCATTCATTGACAAACATTTCGCACAGCGTGTACGCGCCGGCGCCAGCGTCGACCAGAATCCAAATAGGCGTGTTGAAGGTCAGCAGCCCGAAGTATGGTGATGTGGGATTGCGGCGCGCGAATCGACCGTCACGGTTGTCCAGCGTGAGGGAAGCACTGCCCGGGTTGACTTGTGATGCTTCGTCAGCTCTGCCCGTGGTGACGTCAATTCCCGTGTCGATGCGCACGTACGCTGTTACGTCAACCCAGGGCCACGTTTCCGGCGCATCGAGCACCGCGCCGGGGGCGATGAGCACAGTTGTGCGCAGATTGGTGGCCGGGAATGTGTTCGGCGATAAGCCACCCGGCAGCAGCGCAAAGGGGGCTAGACCAGGTCGACGCTTCCGAATTCGTGGGTCATCCCACACGGCCGGACACGGATGCCGCATTGGCTATTCGTCCCATACAATCCAGCACGTCATGCTGACCGCAGATGCGAACGTGACGCGCACGCGGACAAACTTCGACACGGCCACGATGGGGCGCTCGTCATAGACGAATTGGTAGGCGTAGCTGAGATCTTCGCCACCGGCAGTCGCCGGAATGTTGCGGCCATCAAATGTGCGCGTAGCCGTGGTCGAACCTTCGGCCGATGCCGTGTAGCCGGTGGCCGCTGTTCCCAGCGTCAGCAGCGACGCCGGTGCGTTAGGGTCCAGGGGCTGAACCCCGGCCGCCACATGTGCCGTGACAGTCGCGGCAACGTCTGTCTGTATCAGCTCCACTTGCCCGATGCCACCCGGAACAGCGTCCAGCGAATAGCCCCATGAGATGATCTGGAGCTGTCGCGTGGATGGTGTGGCCAGTTGCAGCATGGTCTTAATGGCCGTGCCCGTGGTCACCTTCGGCTGCGCCGCAGTGGTCGGCATCGCTCCGTTGTACGCCTTATACCTGTGCATTGTGCTTAACTCCCAAACGCTGTTTGAACATCTCCGCCACCATCCACGCGGACCCATTTACGGAGCAGTTTCTTTAGCTCGCCATCGCCCCCGCGCACGTCGATGACAAGTCGCATCGTTTGCGCGCTGCCTCGGCTACCCAGTGGCCGAATTTCTTCATCCCGGCCGCCTTCACCCACCAGCACCAGCCGGCCGCCCGGAGTTGCCGGCACAACGCCACCGGCCGCCAATTGGGGTATGTTGCCGATGTGTGGAAAGTTGACGCCAGGAATCTTGTTCGCCTTGTCGATGAAGTCGCGATTAACAAAGCCGATGGCCGAGTTGATTAAGCCGATGACAATGTTTATGTCACCCTTGACGGCATCCACGATGATGTGAAAACCGCGCGCCGCATTGCTGCCAAGCCCTTTGAACAGGGCAATAGCGCCATCGGCCAGCCCTTTGATTCCGGCGAGTACCCGATGCCAGGGCCCTTCCAGTTTCGCGACGAAACCTTCAACCAAGCCCAGCACGATATGGAATCCGGCTAGCCACACGTGGTACCAATGGTTGATAAAGCCGCCGACCCAGACGATGATGCCCCAAATGAAGTGGCCGAATGCGAGCGTTTTACTTGCCAGCCAATCCCAAATGGCGATGACGCGGTTACCGACCCACAGTATCGCGGCGGCTAGCGGCAGTACGACGCGAGTGCGCACCCACACGACTAGCCATGTGAATATGCCGGCCAGCCATGTGATTGCGGCTCCGATGGCGTGGAATATGGGCAGCACTACAGCGTGATAGAAAACTAGTATGCCGGCTTCCCACGCGTGCAGTCCGGCCATGAAGATGGTCCAGAATGGCCGAATGGCTTGCACGATCAGCCACTTGAACAGGTTCACGAATGACACAACAATGCGGCTCACAATGCCGATGAACCGCATTGCCACGCTAATGATGCGAGTGATCACGGCCGTGATGACATTCTGTACGGCCATAAATGCGCCATACACCACGTGCCACAGACCAACGAAGAATCCGGCGAATGGTCCCGCGAACCATGAGCCGATGGCTTTCAGGAAGCCCCACACGTGCTGCCAGCCGGACACGAAGAAATGCGCGAACGGGCCGCCGAACCATGCGCCAATGGTTTTGAAGAAACCCCAAATGACACGCCACTGATACACGAATGCTCCGGCGAATGGTCCAGCAAACCACGCGCCGATTGCCTTCAGCACACCCCAAATGTCGTGCCACGCTGCGATAAAGAATTTGCGGAATGCGGCGCTATGAGTCCACAAATAGTAGATGCCTACGGCGAGTGCGGCTACCGCTAAAACGATCAGCCCAACGGGGCTCAGATCCATAACCGCAGTCAGCAACTCCTGTAGCGCAATCCAAATCTTCATGGGCGCGGCAATGGCCATGACCGTAGCTTTGTAAAGCACAAACGCGCTCACCACGATCAGCGCCGCAATGCCGATCGTCTTCATGAGCCCTTGATGTTTTGACATCCAGGGAATGCTGGCCGAGAACGCGTCGACCAGCTTTGTCACATAGGGCAGCAGCAGCGTTCCTAGCCGGATGCCGAGTGCCTCAACGGTGCCATTCGCTTGCGCCAAGTGCTGGTTGAAATTCTTCTGTACCAGCGCCCAGCCTTCAATGTTCTTGCCGCCAGACTTGACCTTCTCATTGATGACATTGGTGTTGGCGACAAACGTTTTCATGTTGCCGCCGGTCAGCTCCAATGCGGCTTGCATCGACTTGGTTCCGCCGACCATCGTCGCCAAAGCGCCCACATACGTTTGCTGGGCCGGCGGAATATCGGCAAGCACTTTTTGAAACGCTGTCGTGTTCTTGGCAGCGTCTTTCAGATGCTGGATAAGTACTGTGCCGGCTGGCCCCATGTGTTTGGTGACCGCGTCAGTAATGAGATTCAGGGTGGCGGCTAGCCCCCTGTGGCCGAGCGATTGACCCACCTGCACGGACGTCAAACCTAGGTCTTTCATTTCGCGCGCCGCTTTGCCGGACGGGTTGCTGAGCTGACCAATGGTCTGTTTGAGATATGTTGCCGCACTGGCAGCGTCGGTGCCCTGGCTGGTCATGGTGGCCATGGCGCCCAGGACTTCGTTAAGCCCCACGTGTGCGGCCGCCGCAATCGGCGCCACCGTCGACAATGAGCTAGCCAACGCTTCTAGATTCGTCTTGCCTTGCCCTTCCGCAGCGATGAGCGCATTGGTGGCGGCCGCCGCACCCTGCGCGCCCATGTGATACGCGTTCAGCGCAGTTGTCACCGCATCGGCAACGGTGGCCATATCCGCGTTGCCGACCTTGGCACCCTCGGCGGAAATCTCCAGCACCTTCAACGCGTCGGACGCGTGGAATCCGGCCGACTCAATGAGGTACAGACCTTTACTCAAATCCCCGGTGGACTCGCCAACTTTGCCGGCAAGATTCAACACACCATTGCTGACAAGCCCCATGTTCTTTTGCGCTTCACCGGCGCCGGTGACAATGCGGGTCATGCCCTGCTGAAAATCGGCGCCCATCGTGATTGCTTTGGCGCCCACGAAAAGCGCAGCCCCGCCAAGCCCCAGCGCCATTTTGCCGAAAGCGCCGCTAACCCCTTTGACGACATGGGTAATCCCATCCCGTGCCAAGAGGTTAAACAGCAGTGACGTTTCGGCCATGCGCTACTGGGCGCGCAGATACTGGCGCCACAACCACCCTTCGGCGAGTCCCTGCAAAACAACGTTCGCGACCAGCAGCAGAGCACCAATCACTTTGATTTGTCCCGCTCTCTTTTGAATGAAGCCACAGCCTGCCGAATCTGTGAGATCGTCAGATCTCCGATGTGCCACGGCATGACATGCAACTCACTGGCAAACCACGACCACCACTCATCGACGGCCTGTTCTAGCTCGCTTTTCCCACCGGCGGCGCAGCATTCTCGCGCTCCATGGCCTCATCGATGGCGATTTCGAAAGCCTCCAGCATCTGCTGTCGCTTGCCTTCATCTTCCATGCGTGCTTTGCCGATGCGCTCCCGCAGCTCCAGCAGCTCCGCCGTGGTGTAATCGAGCGTGAATTCGTCGAAACAGAAGTCCGGCATGTCTTCGAATCGCAGCGTCGGATGTGCCTGCCAGATCAGATACCAGAGCAGCACACGTCGGGCCCGGGTCTGCCCTTGCTGTATCGCCACCTGAAATTCTTGGTACGTCCCGCCGAAGCGCTTCTCAATGACTTCGGCTGCGGAACCCTTGACCTTACCCGGGTCGAACGTCCAGCTCTGCGTTTCGCTGTCACTGGGCTTGTATGTGGCAATCATTCGGAAGTCTCCTCTATCGTCCGGCGAGCCGGTTTGCCATGTCTTGCATTGCCTTGCGGCATGCTTCCCTGTATTCGCGTCGGCCGCGCCGCAATGGGTCATCGAAGAAACCCGGGTGGCCTATCTGTTCAACCCACACATCACGGCCGAAAACGCGATGCCGGAATTGCTTCGCATTGATGCGCCGTGGTGCCTGTTTGAACTCCCTTGTCTGCGGCGTGGTTTTCGCCTTCACGCGTACGCCAATGAATCGACCGGTCATGCGCACTTCGGCGCGGACAGCGTTGGCGATGGCGTCACCCAGCGACCCGGCCGCCACATGCCGGGGTTGAGCTGACGAGCGTTGAATCTCACGCGCCCCGACACGGATCTCCCGCAACGCAGGTTCGACGGCCAGGCGTAGGTTGCGCGCCAACTCCCGTTTAAGCTTGCGTCCGTCTTCCTCGCGCGCCATGCGGATGCGCAGCCGCTCTAGTGAGCGCTGATCTACTGTCAGCTCAATGGCAGGCTTGCCGGCCGCCACGATGCGCTACTAGCTGGTGGCGCGGGTAACAGCACCCGAGGTCGGAAAAGTCAGATCCTGCGATGCCAGATCACCCACGGACCCGGCCACAGGCTTGATTTCCTTAATCAAGATCGAGCCCGTGTACTTCGGGTTACCGGTGCTGACGGCGGAGCTGGTCGCGCGTATCTCGAATGCCACGACCGTTCCGAGCAGCGGCCACAGAACCGAGTCCAGATTTGCGGCTACAAAATCGTCCAGGAACGACACCGTGATGGTGCCATCCTTTAGGCCACCGGTTCGCGACTTCCACGTGGCGCCGAAACAAGTCGTGTCCTTGTCATCGACCGACGCGTTGATTTCGACCTTATTCGCGTGGTCACTGATGACGTTTGATGCGATGCTGATATACGCATCGGTCAGCACCGTAGGCGTTAGCGCCATGATGTATTGCCTTTCGTATTACTAGAAAGCGGCAATGCCTGCCGATGCCGCAAACAAAAATGAGGGGCTACTACCCGATATGGTCCAGACCACACGCCACCATGTGTCAGTGATTGCCCCGGCAACGCTGCCCGACTGGCCACTGATGGCCGTGGCGCCGGTGAATGTGATTTGATCCGTGGGGCTGGCAAACGTGTTATCCGTGTAGCTCTGAACCTTCACCGTCAATGTGGGGCTGGACGTACCGGCAACAGAGAAAACATGCAGATTCGCGTACAACTTCTGCGCCGCAGAAACCGCGCCTAGCTGAATCGCGGTGCCGCTACCCGTCGCGGTCCGCGCAGTACCCTGCGGATGCATGATCTGGCCCCGCACCATCGGCCAATTGCCCTTGGCGTCAGCGGTCCAGGACAACACTTTGCCGACTTCGCCGGTGATTTTGTAGGCACCTTCGAAATTGCGGGTCAAGTAGGCGAGCGAGGAAACGGCGCCGCTGGTCGGTACGATCGTCTGCGGAACTGTGGCGGCGCCAATGTTCGCCCACCATGTGTCATCGGGCATGGTGTTGTCAGTGGCCTGCCAGAAACCTTCAATGGCGGTTGTCGACTCATGCAAGCCGCCGACCCGATCGTGCCAACCGTTCGATGCAAACGTGGTTACGTCGAGATCATCGACCATGCCGGACAGCTCCACTTTGTTGCCGTATCCGGTGAGGTCTGCGCCGGCCGTGTAAATGCGAACGTCGGTCAGAACCTGCGGTGTTAGCGTCATTAGCCCCATACCCTGATGTCGAATTGCGCGCCGAAAAACGAGGTGCCGGCAACGTCATAGATGCCGTATCCGTGGATGCGTTCGACGTGCAGGGTTTTGCAGTTGCCGCCTAGTGTCCGATCGGATTCGATTGCGGCCATGATTGACTGCGCCCCATCGGGTAAGAGGTAGCTGTCTAGCCGTTCCTGCCCGGTCCGATCATCGGCGCGGGATACGTACAATCGGCCGAGAAAGAGCCCTTCGACCAGGCCAGCGCGCCCAGCGCGAAACGTCTTATCAAAGTCGAGCGTTACCTCTCCGGCCACGAAAACCGGGGGTTCCAATGAGTCGCGCAGATACGCCATCCCACGCATGCCGGGAATGGTTGCCGCAGCATCGGCGATGCCTTGCCGTACTCCCGAAACGTCCATTACCCTGGACCCCCGAATCCCGGCTGCACGTATGGGTAAATCAGTGCGTCGTAATCCGGATCGGTGCGACTGACCCGGATGGGGCCCATGTCACCGAAACCGGCCACACCTTCGGGGCTATTGCGGCGCCGGAACAGTCGAGCCGCGCGGAGTAGCGTTGCCTCTTTGATGGGCGCGGGAACGCTCGGCCAGCCCCATTTTGCGGTGACGCGTACGCGCTGCCGTGGCCACCATATCCAGGGGCGCCACAATCGCAGTAGCCACTCGATCGGCTCACCCATGGCCAGCGCATTGTCTGGGCCGGTTTCATAGTCGTCTGTGGCTGTGAGCGCCACATATGACGTGCCCTGGCCGACTTCGACAATCAGCCCGGCCGTGTCGCCGATATCGTCGATCAGCAGTTTGTCGCCTTCACGGGTACGCACCACCCGGCCGGCCGGATTCAACGTGCGCGCCGATGCGGCAGCGTCCAGAGTAAACACACGGCCGGTGTCTTGCTCGATTTGCCGGCTGGCAGTGTCAAGCTTGTCAGACAACTCCGCATCGTTTTGCGAGTCGTCTATCTGGAGCCGTAGCCGCAGATCCTGGACGGTGGCGTAGGCGGTCACGGGATTAGCAGCGCCCCAACCGAATACGTGATCGAGTTGGCATTTCCGTGCGTGGCAATGACTCGCCAGCGTGGCGGTAGCACGTCCGATACGGTCACGTTGGTTACCGCTGTCAGCCCCGGATAAACGCGCAGGATCGTCGTACCGGCGGCCACAATCGCGGCACTCGCGAGGATGGTATAGAACTTGCCCGAGAGTGGGTCGCTGCCCTGAATCGTGAACACGACGCTTGGCGAAGATGCGATGGCCGTGCAGTCAATGACCATGTGGCAACCGCGCAGCACCGCGTCGGTTGGCATGGCAAAGTCAAACGGGGTAGGCGTTGCCGTACGTGCCGTACTGGTAAAGACGGTTACCGGCCCGTACGTGTCCAGAGTCGGTACGCCGCTAGATACGGCTACAGCGATGGGCATTGCTACTCCTGCTCAGGATTGCGATTCATGTTTGACTCGAAAACGCGGAATGCCTCTTGCCGCCAATAGGTTTCGTCGTCAAGGAAAACGCCACCCTTGTCATGCGTAGTCTTTACGCTCGTATCAACAAAGATGGGCATTCCGACGCTGGCAACACGAATACAGAACGACAAGTCTTCGGAGAATGTGCGGGGCTTACCCCGGTCGCCGGTCGGGTGAGTAATCAAGTCGTACCAGCATGGTCCGTGCTTTTCGGCGATGCGCTCCAGAACGCTGCGGTGAATGAGCACACACGCGGCACCGGTGCCGGCAACCTGCGTGATGGCGTCAATCGGGTACGCCCCGATGGCACGAAACCCCACTTCGGCATCCGTGGTCACGAAGTCATACAGGGTGGGCTGGAGCGAGTACCTTTCCGCGTGTAGGTCGGCATGTCCGGCGCCACGTAGGCAGAAACACAGTGCGCCCATGACTGGTGCACCGGCCGTTTCGGCGCTCTCCATCAATCGCTCTACGGTGTCGGGGGCGAAACCCATGTCGGTATCAACCATCCACAGCCATTCGCCATCTGTGGAGTCGAGAAAGCGCCGCGCTACCTCGTTGCGGCCGGCTGAAATGCCACCGGCCCCGGTGACCTTGCGCAGTTCACTGCCACCGGGCCGCACGATGCGTTTCGAACCAAGCGCATCAAACAAGCTCAGATCACGGTACGAAAGTCCGAAACAGGCAGCCCATTGCCCGTTGTCGAGCATTCCGGCGACCACACTGCCGGCGCGCATTTCTCCGGCCGCCACGGGCGCCGGCGCAAGCGTTTCGCCGCTGGTCAGCGATGACAGCTCCGGATGATCAGTGATGAACGCATCAAAGCTGTCCGTCATGGCTGCGGCTACCATTCCGAGCGCCGGGTACCGGGGCGCTGCCGCACCGATTCAACGCGGACACTTTCCACCGGCGGCGCTGTTTGTTCGGCATGAATTTCTTCATCGCTGCCGAACAGCCACGGGTACGCCATCACCAGCGGGTCATCGGCGCGCCACGGCTGATCGTTGGTCGGCACCACCAGCTCCCCGGTGTCGGGGTGCCTTACGGCGGCCGGCTGCCGCACCCGCAGTAGCTTCGGACCGGCGTTGATTCGCTCACGCATGTGTGTTGCCTTTCATTGGGAGTTCACCGGACAGTGATGCGACCCGACTCCCGAAAGCCGCATCACTGTCCGGGCACAATCCCGCCAATTCACTGGGAATGACGGGGACCAAAAACGACGTACTACGCGGTGGTCTTGTCCACCAGGAGCTCGAAAGCCTTTGCGGTCAGTACGTCACTACCGTTGCGCCAGTATGAAAACCAGCCACTGGCACCAGTCGGCAGGTTGTTGCCGGTGTTGAAGAGGTCCGGCACGTATCTCACGGACATTCCGCCTGGCTTGTCGACGATGAGGAATTGGGAGAAGTCGCCGAGTAGGATTTCCTGGTCCTTGACCGTGGTGGTCTGAGTGATTGGCGCGTCATCGGTTTCGACTACGGGCCGGCCCAGAAGCTGATCGGTCAGCGGCTGAGTCAGATTGCTGGTGTAGCTTGCGCTCAGTGCGGTACCCAGAGCCTGCACGGCCAGTAGGTAAGTGGGGTTCATTACCCACGTGCTACTCGCGCGCCAGCGCCGGCCCAGTGCCTTGTAAACGGCTTGCAGATCAACCAACCCGATGGTCGCGCCGGTGGTCGATACGGTCTGCTGCGCCGCCGTCGCGTTAATGGCAGTAAAAATGCCCTTCGGCTCACTGGTGCCATTGCCGTTGCAATGCTTGTCACCTTCGAGCCGGTTTCGCGCGTCAGCGAACAGCATCAGCACGTCGGACGTGAGGTTAGCGACATCCTCCATTGCCTCAATGCTGGCCTGAACGAATGCCCTCGCCGTGTACAGAGTCACGCTGGGATTCGAGAAAGTCGGGCTATCGTCCGACACTTCGGCCAACTCGGCGTCGAATGACGCATTGACGCCAGCGGTCGAAACTCCGTGCCACACATTGCCGACGGTAAGCGTCGTAGTCCGCGCGATTGGGCGAATCGCATTGGCACTACCCGTATTCGTAAGTATCAGGGTTGGGTCCAGGTGAGTCGGTACGAGATATCCACCTTGTGAATTCGTACCAACCGCTACTGCGGCCCTTTCCTCGACGGTCAGAAGCTCACCACGACCACACATGAGTTTGGCCCAAGCCGACTCATACTGCGGCCGGGAGCGGGCCAGCAAATTGGCCGCCCAATCACGGTCGCCCGCGTGCCGCTTGAAAAGCCGCTCGACGTGCTTCTGGTCGCCGGTGTCATCAATCTTGCCGTCAAGCGCGCGCAGATTCGCATCAATCAGATTCTGACGCGACATGGTGTGCACGTTCTGCAAACCGGCGAACGGGTCGTTTTCCTTGCCGACCTGAACGGAGCGCCACTTGCTGCGCGACTCAGTTACGCGCTGGGCGCGCTGCTCAGCCTGCTCCGCATCGGCCAGGCGCGCACGCATGTCTGCCTCGTCCGTGTCGAGCGCATCCCAGCGGGTCTGCTGCTCATCGGTCAGCGGGTTGTCACCTGCCGCCTCGTGAATGCCGCGCCGCTCAGCTTCAATGCTTTCCAGCTTCGCGCGCAGTTCCGCGATATTCATTGGTTAACCTCTCAGGTATGGGTAAATAACCGCGCGCCGTGCGGCGTGCGACATTCCCGAGTGGCTGCGCGCCGGCTCGATCTCAGGTGGTGCGGCTGGCGTTGGGTCAGTGCCGGGGGCGGCTGACTTTCCGGCAGTGCGTTGCGCGATGACGCGCATTTTCATTTCGGCAACGTGGTCCGCGTTGCGCTTGGCTAGCTGTTCGTAGTACTGGTCGGTTGCACCGCGCATCTTCGACGTGGCGCTGGGCGATGCCGGGTAGGTGACCGGGCCAGCCTCGAATAGCCGCACCTCTTTGATGGTGCGTTCCGGCAGCCCGTCGGGGTTGGAATCGGAGCGCTCCGGCTCCATGTCCCACTCATCTTTGATGACTTGAAATCGGAAGCTAGAGCCATACAACCCGCGCTTGAGTGCCGGCATTAAGTCGCGGTTGTAGCTGGTATCGAGTAGGTCAATGGCATAGGCGGCGCCTACGTCATCCTCCTCTAATCGCGTGAACGGGCCGAGGACTTTGTCACCGATGGTGGGATCAAAGCCGTGGTCGAATGCGGATACGATGCGGTCGCCCCGCTCGCTCATCGTCTTTGTGAATGAGCCCCGGCTGACCGATTCGACGAAATCACCCTCCCACCATGAGGAGATGCGATAGGGCGTGTCGAACACGGAGAAATGGCCGAACACGCTGCCGAGAACATCGGCATCGCGCATTTCGTCCATCAAATCATCGGCGGGGTTTTCCGGGTCGGGTCCGTCGCCATCATCGGCCGCACGCGAATTGAAACCGGCGCGCTCCACGTTGCAGCGCACAACGATCAGCGCCGGGTCTGGTAGCACAAAATCAGTCATGTGTTTAATCCACGGTCGGCTGTTTGATTTTGATTGGCAACTTCGGCTCGCTCGCGGGATCGTTCGGCTGATCGCCCCAAGCAACGGGCGCCATGTCTTCGACCGCGCGTACTTCGTTTACGGTTGTCCACCGGTTGGCGAGTGCGACTTGATGTGCGGCGAAGCGGTCCAGAGTGGTCGTTTCTAGCAGCGCCTTGCGGTTCAGCTTCGCGTACTGCGGGCGCGGCAGCATAGAGGAAAGTTGACGCTCAATACGTCGAATCCACTTATTCAGCGTGTAGACGGAAAGGTGGACGGACTTGCCTTCAACGGTCACGTAGGTAAGCGAACCGCCGGTTTCGTAGCCGAGAATCTCAGCCATACCAGGTCCGAAGATGCGCGCACATTCGGCCGCCGTGAAACGCTGCGTTTCGAGAAACTGCGACTCTTCCGGCGCGATTTGAATCGGCTGGTAAGCCCAGCCCCTGCCCAGAATCGCAGGCTCTCGGTTGCCTCGCATTGCAGCCATGAACCGGTCGCGGACACCGTTGGATGCTTTCTTATCCATCTCCTGCTCAGAGTTGGATAGAATCCCTCCCGGGTGCGCCCCGTCTTTGAACCACTGCAAACCAAATTGTGTACCGGTCAGATTGAGTCCGATGGTGGCCGCGTGCGCGGAAATCATCGACAAGCCGGTGATCCGGTTGGGGATAGCGTTTACCCGGGTGTGCCAAAAGTCTTTAGGGTTGGTGACCGGCTGCCCGTACACGGACCATTTAGGCTCGCCATGCTCATCAATCCAACCACTGACCGCGTCCGGATGAAACAACGCAATTTGTGTGGGATAGCCGCTCGGGCCACGGCTCAGAATGTCGCCGAATGCGTTGCCTCGCATGAGCCAGGAAACGAGTACTTGGCTTATCCAATCCTCGGTACCGTAACCGTCGCCCGCGATGTCGGACAGGTACCCGGGTTCGGCGCGCTGCCTGCGCTCAGCACCGTCGCCGGAAAATACGTCAATCGGTAGCTCTGACACGAGCGAGGTAATGAGATCAATGCTCGCCCCGATGGCCACGGATTGGCGCGCCGTTTCCCCGACGGTCGGATCTACTTCTTGATAGTTGCCCGACCATGACGAAAACAGCCCGGTGAATTGCTGGGTTGGCCAATTCCACGGACCATCTTGCGACCGTGTACGCGATCGCTGTCTGTCTCGGCGCGTGAACAGTGCCATTAGATCCGGTAGTCAACGTACAACAGTGCAGCACCGGCGAGGATACATGCGGCTGGCCAGTAGATCAGACCAACGCCCAACACGACCAGCAGCGCGCCCAGTGCCCCGGGCACATACCGCCGGTACTTACGAACGTTCATGCATTCCTCACATGATGAAATTCAGCGCGTTGTATGGTCTGGTGACCAGCGGCGCCCGGGTCACGTACGCCCAAACCGCATTGGTGGCGGCAATCAGCGGCGCCGTGTCCGCTGTCCCCCGGTAGTCCCATGCGCTGCCACCGGCGAGCGGACGTACTCCGGCCGCATCAATGGCCAAATTCAGGGGCGCATCATCGGCGTGAATGAGTTCCTTTTGCCGCACATGATCGACGAAGACGGCGAACGCAGTCGCAACGTCATTGCTGGACATGACCAGTAGGTCGCCGCGCGAGGGTGGCGCCTCTTTATCCTCCTGCGCCATGATGCCGTGGCGCTCCAGCTCCAGCAGCAGCGAACTACCCGGACCCGGGTCGGAAGCAATCGCCACCGGCGACCAGCGTTCGCGGAGCTGCGCCAGTCTCGGCGCAATCCAGTCAGTGCCGGCCCGATGATCAACAATGCTGGCCACGATCAAACCATCGGTGCGCGGTCCAGCGGCTGCGATGCACCCGTACGTCCGTGCCGTGTTAACCGTGACCGCGAAAGCGACTTGTGTTGGTCGTTCCGTGCGCGCGTCCGCGAGCGAATGCCACAGGTCTGCACTGATGATGCGGTTGTTTCCCAGTGAGCGGGGCGCCCATACGCCGAGACGCTCCGATGCGAAACCTAAATTGAGTCTGGCTAGTTCGGTTTCACAAAACGATTCTGTGAGCCGTATGCCTAATGCTGGGTTGGCTGCATACCAGTTGTCGCGGTCCGCCATCGGTGACGGGTCGCGCGCCAACTCGTCCAGATCGAGATCTAGTCCCCAATCGAAGTACGCGAGATTGGGTTGCCGGTCAATGGCGGATTGCCGCAGCCCGTAAATCCACGCGCCCGGGTCAAGTGGCGGGGTTCCCATGTACCACAGTTGCGGGTTAGGTCGCGCGGAAAGCGTCGACATGAGTGCGCGCATCTGATCCTCGGTCAGTGCCTGCGCTTCATCAAGAATGATCGTGTCGCCCGAGAATCCACGACCGGAACCCTTGGAACGGGCCAGGAACCGCAGCCGCTGACCGGACTTTAGCTCGATGCCCTGTTCGCCGGAGCCTTCCCAGTACCGTTTGACTTTGGCATGGAATTCGGGCGCGCCGCGGATCAGTTCCCGCATGCGCAAGAAACCCTCTTGCGCTGTTTTGTACTCGTGGGCAGTCCACACGATGAGCCGTTCGCCGAACAGGAACAACCCCGCCAGTACGCGGATTTCGATCAACGTACCCTTGCCGTTTTGGCGTGGTACGAAGACTCCGACTTCGCTGGCAGCCCACTTGTTGCCGGGGCGTTCGGTAAGCGCTTTTTGCATGACGCGCTGCTGCCACGGATCAAGTGGCATGCCGGCTAATTCGGCTGCGGTTACCGCATCATTGCCAGCGTCGACCAGGCCGCGCGGTGCGAGTTCAATGCGCGCTACTTGCGAGCCTATCCGCGCGTTTCTGCGCGAGTTCATCGACTGCGCTCCCCATTGGTGCGGCCGGTGCGTGCGCTTCGCGCTGGCGCAGTTCCGCAAGGATTGTTTTCAGCGCGACGGCTTGCTGTCTCGCCTCGCCTAGCGCTTTGTCGACCACCAGCACCGGTAATCCTTCGGCGCTGTCGACACGTACCCACTCGCGGCTTTCGCCCCGCAGGATGGCGTCTAGGCGGTCCAGGCGGTCAGCTAGCCGGCATGCTTCCTCGGCCAGCACGCGCGCTGCCGGGTCTGCGGTACGCCCGGCTAGCTCCAGCTCCAGCCAGAGCCGTGCGCCCCGCTCCGCAAAGAGTGCCAACCTAAGCCGCAATCACTAGCGTCCCGTAGTACGGCACGGCGCGGATCGGGAAGTCACACGCCTTCACCTTGACGATCAGCCGCTCTCCGGAGCGGGCGAGCAACCCGCAACGGGTCACACCCACCAGCCCCTCCGCACGTAGCGCCGGATTCCATGCGGACTGTAACCCGTCGCTGACAATGTCAATGGCTTCCTGGATGGGGCCAGAGTGCACCAGTGGTACGCAGTCGATACCCAGTGCACCGGCTACGCCTTCAACGTCTGACCGGTTCAGCCACCAGCGGCCAACGCGCACGTCGAACAGAACGAAGTCGATGTGGTCGCGATAAAGTCCGCCCCGCTGAATGCCGGCGCCATAACCCTCCCCATACAGGGTTACCGGGTCTGCGCCGGAATACTGCTCCAGCAGTTCCTCCGGGAACAGCTCCGCCAGGCGCTCCATTAGCTTGACTGGCATCTGCGCCCGGTCGGTGCGGCCGCCGAACGTCACACGATGCCCATCCCACATCACGCGAACATTCGTGCCGTCAACCTTTTCAGTCCAGCACCATTCGAGCGTGGCCGTGGCTTGCAGCTCCGGCGAAGTCCAGTAACCCTCGATCAGTTGATTGCGGTTCGGACCTTCAATGTGGCGCCGGTACGGGCCGGGAATCTTCGGATACTCGTGCGTCATGGGGAGTCCGCATCTGCGCTAGAAGTTGCCTACCTATGTGTTCCGTGTACGCCGGTGGGATGGCTTGCGACAGTTCCCGAATCGTCATCCACTCGATGCCCATTGCCGTCGAGCGCGCAGCCTTGTCAGCTTTCGACCAGCCGCCGGAGTGGCCGTAAATGCCTAGCTTCCGCACCGTTGGGGAGCACTGGCAGCCGGGCGATTCAAGCGGCACATTCGATGCGAACAGGCGATGCCGGCGCACCATTCGCCAACCATCGGCACATTGAGCGCCCAAACCAAAAGCTGCGCCACAATACGTAACCGCACCCGGCATTTCCGGTGAAGCGCGCTCAACGTTTTCCACCACCCACGGTTTGCCGTGCAGTCCGAGCCACTCAATTACGGTAGGAATCAGCGCCGGATATTCCCGATCCCAATGGCGCATGACACTGTATGCCTGACACGGTGGCGAGGCATGGAACGCGGATATGGTCGGCAGATTCCAACGCAACCAATGCATCGCGTCGGCTTGCACGAATTCATCGCCCACGTAGTGCGGCTGCGGGTGGATGTCTACGCCGATGACGTGGAAGCCTGCCCGCTGATAGCCTCGTGCCGCGCCACCAGCTCCACAGAACAAGTCCAGCAGGATGGGCTTACTCATCCCGGTGGCAGTCACACAGACAAGGCGATTCGCAAATCTTGCAGCGGCCTTTACAGTCCGTGTGATTGCGGTGCCGGCAATGAGTCGACCAGTACAGATGCATGTCGGCGGTAATCATGTCCAGCCGAATGTTGTCGCTGGCGTCCATGTCAGTGTCCGATGCGACGACAGATCACAACGTCATCTGTGGTGACCCGCTCAATCCGGTACCGCAGCGTGCCGGCAATGACTACCGTCAAGTCCGGCTGAACGTAAAATGACTCTGACTGTTCGGACAGCATCGACAGCGCAATACCGATAACCGGGTCGGCCCGGTCGATGATCAGCGAACCGTCGGCGGCCCGGCGCACCTCGACGGAGCCGTAATCCGCATCGTCGTACCACATGCGCGCCACCAAGCCCCCCGAATTTTGTCGCACACAGAGAAACGGAAAC